TTCATCATTTCTCCTTGAAAGAACGCTAATTTAATCTGTTGGGTTTGAATAGAAGCCATTGTTTCGGCATCAGAAGCCTCCACCTTAACACCAAACTCATCGTCTTTATGGAATATATCCTCTTTACTGACTTCTTCTTGCTCAACACCCTCTGGCCCTAATATATCAATCGCTATCTTTTTAATCAGGTTATCTCTAACACCTATCTCGTGTAATCTGGCAAAACGATTATAGCCAAACGAATAAGTGACATTCAAAAGTCCAAATCTATCAGCTGTTGCTTCTTGATTACCTTCATAAATTCCTACTTTGCCATCTACATTTTCAGAGCCTTTTGAACCAGCCGTTACTCCTGATGCTTTTTCTTGTATGCCCTCTAAAATATTAAATACTTCTATCGGAGTATTGATTGACGGAGTATTAAGTATTTGGATAGCTTTATTAACGTCAGTGCCTCCTTTAAACTTTATCCAGCCATCTTTCTTATACTTTAATTCTGCTTCATTCTTAATTGCGGCGACATCAATTCCTTTTTGTGGTTTGTTAATTTGCTCAGCGTTATCAAGCATTTGATTAATGCTGACATTTTGAGCCATAAATATTTCTCTGGCAAAATCACAATAAGAAGGTGTCCAAAACTCTGTTAAGTCTATAAACGCCGCCCAAGTCCAGAAAGGCCAAGCTCCTAAAGGAAATTGCTTTGTTGCTGAAAATATATCAGTCAATAATTCACATCTAATCAAATCTCCGTTTTCAGTCATTAAAAGATAATATCTTTCTCCTCCATAGGTGGTAAACCATTCCCAAAACTTAAACTTGTCATCCTTTTGGAGGTTCTTATCTCCTAAAGTATCTTGCCCATACATTCTGTTGGACTTATTATTTTCTTCTTGAGTAATTTCGGTGTTATTTCCTGAACCCTCTAAAAGTCTATTAGTTTCATTCTTAAAATAAATTTTATCTTTAATTCCAGTTTCAAGTTCTTGTCTAGTCTTCTGAACATTATATCTACCCATAAAGTCAGCTTGCTCTATATCTATTCCTCCTCCGGCTGGATCTATCAAGTAATCGTAAACATCTACAACTTCTAGGTGTGCCTTATATCCACTGAGTGAATCAGCGTGATAAGCATAGATTGTACGTCCATAAATAATTGCTTGTTTTTTCCCAGCTAAGTCCTTAATATCCCAAGAGTCATTTTGCTGGTCATATTCCCTTACTCCATTAAGCCTATTTACTCTAGCCAGTTGAGAGTCTTTGCGTTTAGTATATTTAAAAACTAAAGGCTTTCTTATCTTAGAAAGCAAAGTGTGAACAAACTCTTGCATCCTAGCTAACTCAACATTAGCTCTACTCTCGGTTGTAGCTAACTTTTTAGCATAATATAAATCTTCATTCTTGCGCCAATTAGTAATCTTGCCTTGCTTGTATTTTCTAGCAAAGCTAATCTCTTTTACCGCTTGGGCTGATATTAAATCTCTTATTGCTTTTAAAATCATATTCCTATAAATTTTCCCGTTTTAATATCTCTATAATCACATATTTATGTCCCGATACATTGGTGCTACTTCTGTTATTATTTCTTGATTAGAAGAGTAATATTCTTGTGGCTCATTCTGTCCATAAACTGACAAGGCTACACTCATTATTCTGTCATCTGTCATTCCCTCTGGCACTTTAATCTTGATTGAGCCATCAGACAGTTCATATCTCATTGATTCTAATTCCCTAATTAATCCTTCATCGTTAGGAAGTTTTATCTTGTCTTGCTCTAATAATATAGCTAGATGCTTTAATAAATCTTCACGGCTCTTCTGAGTAAACTTGAAAGCGTGGTCAAATGGTATGGTTGGTATTTCCATTCCCTCTCTTCGTAAGTCTTCTACTATCGGATCGCCTACTCCAGTAGCATCTATGCAATTTGTAATATTTCCTTTAAATTTTAAATTAGCTACTTGCAACCTAGCTTTCTGTAAATTCCAATCTACTTGGTTAAACCTGTCTTGCGGATATACTTTGAATGTATTCAGATTAAAAGGCGTGATAACTGTCCAATCTTGATATTTAGCTAAGTCTGTTCCAATTTGGAAATCTCCATCGTGTGTTAAATCTTTTGGCTCATACAGATTTTCTCTTATCCTCCTAAAATATTGCCCGGCATTATCTACAAAACTGACTTCGTATTCCTGCTGGTATAAAACCTGCGGGGTATTCTTTTTAATCTCTTCTAACTCAGGTTCAGTAAAGACTTGCGTATCTTTTACCCCTAAGACTGATGTAAACCATTCTGGGTTACCCTGTGCTTTTTGTAATAACTCCCAACTATGATTCTTTCCCTTAGGCGTGAAGATAAAAGTTGCGCTTCCTCCGTTTTCTCTTAAAATAGGCTGAAATATAGCTGTCCATATTTCCTCTGCTTCTTCGGAATACTCATCAAAGACGACGTCAATAGCGTCAACTCCTCTGTGCTTATCTACATCTTCGCAGCCGACAAATCTTTGTATGCTTCCGTTCTTGTAATAAACCGCCAACTCTGAATCATTCTTTCTTAATGTAATCTCGTTGGGTATATGTGTTTTTACTAACCCATCCCACAAAACCTGTTTACTTTGGCGATATGTCGGCAGTATATAATAATATATTCCCTTTTTTAATTGGCTTCTTATAATTTGTTGATTTAATGCCGTTTTTGTTTTACCACTACGGCGGTGCCAAACTCCGATTTTAAATCTTGCCCGATTTTTTAGAAAATCTAATTGATATGTCCTCGGTGTAAAATTATAAGGTATGGTTATTTCCATTTCTTCTTCTTTCTATTTCTTTAATCAAATTACAATTAGCACATAAAACTGGTATATCCAAATAGACTAACTGGCTTTAGGTTCTTGCACTTCCGGCAAAGTTTCTTTCCGTTCTGTATTGTCGTTTTGCTTTTCGGCTTGTTTGATTGGTTCTCCATAATTCACAATATTTATACTTAACTTATCTAACTCAGCTGCTTGGCCTATGCCTTGATGAGGATTACCCTCAGCCATTTTCCACCTTGTATCCTTTAAAACATCTTTTAAAAACTCCTCTTTTTCTTCTTCAGTCATTTCTCTAAACTTTTGGGCTTGGTATTCTTTAAGTGTCTGCCCTTTCGGTCTACCT